CTGTAGAACCAGTTAAACCGCCGCCTATTGAGATTGTACGAGTATCTGGGTATTTAAGAATTACAACACCTGAGCCGCCATTACCGCCAGCTGTATTGCCGTAATTGCCAGCGCCACCATTACCTGTGTTTGCGCCACCTGCCACACCTGCGCCATTATTTGTAACGCCGCCGCCTTTACCACCTGCAGCATAAGTAACAGACGATCCGCTAATTGAATTGGCTGTACCAGCACCGCCGTTACCACCAGCATTTGTAAGGGCACTTGGTGAGCCAACCGCCGATGAACCGCCGCCGCCACCAGCTGCTGCAGTTACTGAAGCTCCAACGTCACCACCTGCATAACCTTGAACAGGAGAAACACTAGGCACGTTTCCTGCGCCACCTACAGGTTTGATAGTCGCACCTGATCCACCTGCTCCAGATCCCGAACCACCCGAATAACCCGGGCTATCTTGGCCAGCACCTTTACCGCCACCTGCAGATGTAGTGCTATTAAATACTGAATTACTACCTTGTGTGCCATCCGCAGCTAAACCGCCACCTGAGCCACCTGTACCGCCTGCGCCTACAGTTACCGAATAATTAGTAGATGGAAATAAAGTCGCAGTATTAGTGCGATAGCCACCTGCACCTGCACCTGAGCCAGCACCGCCGCTACTCCAACCGCCACCGCCACCGCCTGCGCCTGCAACTATTAACGCCTCAACACTAAAACTAGGCGGTGTAGGTATTGATAATGAACCAACAATGACATTTAACATTATGCGACCGCACCTACAACGTACCAAGCATCTGTACCAGTTTTAATAAGTGCAGCTGATTTATATTGAGTAAGTGTAGGGCTTGCAGCTGTAGCACCTGCAGATAAAACGGTAGTAGTACCAGGCGTTACAGCTGAGATTGTGCAAACACCTGCGCCAATATTCATGACTGTAATAACCGTACCAGTAGCAAACGCCACGGATGCGTTTGTAGGAATCTTAAAAGCGTTAGCCGATGCATTAGACATGGTAACTAGCGTTTGGTACTGATCGGTAGATACCGCTGTGTAGGTAGTACCTGTTTGGGCATTAAGGGTAAATGCCACTAGGCCGTTAAACATGCCTGCGGTCATAACGTCACCCGTTACTGCTGGGAATCCTGTAGCCATTTATTTATCTCCTCTAGTATGAAAGTACATTTTGTCCTAAAACCCCATAGTTAGCGTTACCAATAATAAACCCGTCAATTATGGGCTCTAGTGTAGTAAAGGTAGTGCGCCATTTATTCGGTGTAACGCTGTGTGCCACGCCAAATACTTGAAGTGTTTTTGTCAGAGTCGAGCTACCCGGCTGATTTGTCGTGATCGTTACAGGATCAAAGAAATCAAGATCAAGCGCGGCTACAATGCCATTGGCATAGTTATCTGTGTAAAGGTCTAGCTCGATGGCATCGCATCTAACGCTAGTTTCGGCACGGCTTGCAACGTAGGCACGGGCGTAGTCCAGCGCGACCGCATCGGTCTGCATAAGTAAATTCTGGATATTGTAAGTATGGGCAAAATACTTCTCTACGCTAGCTGCGTTAGTAGCGTTTTGTACTGTGCCACCTGTACGGGTCACGTTTGCCTGATTAAATACAAGGGTGTCATCAAGTCGCCATACGGCGTTGAAATAACCGATGTCTGTGCCGTTATCGTTAAACACGGTAGGCGTACCGCCGATGCTGGCAACCGTCACGGTGCGATCCTGAAATACGAAAGAGCCAGATGCATCAACATAAAACGCGCCATACTCGCTATTTGTAACGGTTTGTAATGCAGCTAGAGATGTACGAGCTGAGCCCGGATCGTTTTGCAGCGTTGTCAGGCCGGCATCTACGTCACGTTGCGATGCTGGCCAGTCAATTTCATTAAGTATTTGGTTAATCCGTGTGCCACTTAGGTCGCCTGCAGTTGCACCTGTAACGGTACTGATCTGAGCATTTTGAGCCAATCTTAGGGCATCTACGGCTTGTATCGTTGTATAAACTACATCGGTAGCATTTTTAGGGGTAGTCGTGGTGTAACTGGTAATAAATCCCGAAAACATGGCATAAGTGCTGCCAGCATAAGTAGCCGATATAGATACCTTACGCATTGGATTCAATAAGCCAAAATATGGGCTAGATGGGTTTTGCGGATTAAAGTCGCCATTTTGATCCACAATGCGTAAGGTCATTGTGCCAGTTTGAAATTCATCTGCCTGCGGATTGCGACCGCGCTTAATGCTTACGCTATCTACTACATCGCTAACATCTACAATAACGGCAGCTGAGTCTGCCAATACGTTAGTACCAAATATGCCTTCGCCAATAATAAATGCCTGTGCAAAACTAGGGCCTGTAGAAAAGTTAATAATTGCGTTAATTACTGGAATTGTCATTAGCCGTTGTCCACTAAGAACCCAGCAGCTATGCGTGGCAAACCTTGCCTATTAGCATTTAGTAATGCATCGTTTACTTTATTAGTAAAGTCATCACCATCTAATACGCTGCCTTCGATAACTATATTAATAGCTGGAGATTGGATACCGAATCCCGGGCCACCGACTGAAGGGCCGAAAGGATTAAACATCGAGGATGATCCTGTAGCCGATTGGGCAGGCGTTACATTTAATACCGCAGCTGCTAAAGCATCTACTGTAGTTTGCGACTGCGTAACCGATGTAGCGGCGGCATCAGCAGCAGCAGCAGCCTCGGCAGCAATATTTTCTACCTTAGCCAAAATATCCGAGATAGTGTCATCCTCTGCAAAAATGTCACTAGTATCTGCAATTATTTCCTCTACGGCAGTTTGTTCCTCTTTAGCTGCATTAATGGCAGCCGTTACTGCTGCTACTTTCAAATCGTAGTTACGGTCTGCATTTTGGCTAGGATTGTAATTCACGCCGGGAACTAAGCCCGGAACATCGGCTATGCCTTTACCTAACTTACCAAGCTCTATTAATGCTAAAGATAGGCTGCCAGCCCATGTAGAAAACGGGTCTTTAGTTTGACCGATTGCTAAAAGATCGGCAGCAATTTTGGAATTTTTGGCCTGTATATCCTCTAATTTCTTTTGCAAGGCTTCGGCTTTATCTGCGTTGCCTTCCTCAATAGCCTGCATAAGTAATAAACGAGTACGTTCCTCATCGGTTATTTTGCCCTTTAATGCAGCGGCTATCTGAATCTTTTGAAGTTCAAATACAGCAGCAGCTTTTTCAAGTTTTAATTTGTTTGCAGCTGCTAGTTTATCTGCCTTGATCTTTGCAGCGGCTGCCGCTTTTTCTGCTGCAATTCTAGCGGCTTCGGCTTTAGCGGCGGCTCTTGCAGCAAGTAGATCACTACTTACGCCTGAGCCACCTGTATAAAATCTACGAGCAGATGGCCGTTTAACTAATTTAGAGGCTGTGCCTTCTGTAATATTGCCAGTTACAAACGCGCTTACAAAGTCTAATAAATTGTATTCGCTTACATCTTTAAGTAGATCGCTAACTGCTGTAGCAAACTTATTTACGTTTGCTGTGGCTCGATCTATATCACCGTTGCCGGCCATGTCTGCAAAAAGATCTACTAAGCCTTCGCCTAAAACCTCTTTAGCATTAGCAGATGCAACAGCCAATTTATCTATAGATCCAGCAAATGTATCAATATAGGCTTTGTTCGCACCTTTGCTTTGTTTAATAAGAATTGCTTGAATTTCAGCAAAATCTTTAGTAGCTAGTTCTGCATCGGTTAAGCCTGTATTTAATTGCTTTAAGCCTTTGTAGTTTCCAACGTAAGCACGGGATAAAGTGTTGATTACCGCTGAAAACTCCAAGCCATTAGCTCTGGCTACATCAACGGCTAAAGCCATTAATTCCTGTGTCTTAGTGGTGGATAAAGTTACTTTTGATAACTTAGCATAGGCTGGTCTTAGTTCATCATCTAAGATATTTGTTTGCGCTTCAAGTGTTGCAATAAAATTTTCAGCGTTTTGCGATTGATAAGCCAAACCTAAATTTTTAAGATTTTGGCGTAATGCGGTTATAGCTGCATCATCCTCAGCAAAAGCTTTTACAGCTTGCTTAGAAAAATTGACTATTGCCCTAGTGCTAAAAGCCAAGCCAAAAGCACCAGCTAGTTTTTTAACATTATTAGTTAATTTTTGTGTGGCTTTATCCGCTTGATCGAACGCTTTTTTGCCTTTATATTCAACGGCTAAATCTACTCTTACGGATGGATCAACGGCCATTAGTTATACCCCACAGCCGCATTAAATTTATCCCGGGCAGACTCGATGGCTTTAATAACAGCTGCGTTAGTCTTTCCACCATCCTCTTTCCATGCACGAAAGATTGCACGGCCTTTCATTTTGCGCGATCTACGGCCTGCGCCTGTTTGGTTATTGGCATCTACTATTGTGCTGTATTGATTCATAGCCTGTACAAATAAATAACCGGCTTCAGGGTTATTGCTCTTACCGTATTTTTTATTAGTGCTAGTTGTGTAACGATACTCACCAGCACCTGTATCGCGCCGATAAGTAGGGATTACAACCTCACGCATTTTTGCTTGCTCACGGCCGTTAGGGTGTACACGGCCAGCAGTTTCATAAATAGCACCCGATGCGGATGCATTTTGAATACGAGCTAAAGATCTAAAGCCTGATCGGTTTACCTTGCTAGGTGTGGTTTTGTAACCTACGCCGCCTCTAGCATCTTTCCCATCCCATACTGGAAATTTGCCGTTACCTGATGCTTTACCGTAGCCCGATAAAGGGGCTTGGGATGGAATAAACCCACGCGCTTTAGACACGATAGGTTTAAGCAAACTAGCTAATTCTTTTTGCATATCTTTAGCTAAATCAGGTGTAAATTTTTTCATGGCTTTACGGAGTTCAATGCCGCCTTTTACCGCTACTGGCATCTTTCATCTCCTTATTTCGATCTTTCATCGCCTGAAGTAAAGCTTTAAACATCCTGCTATCTAAAGCTAGTAAATCGTTGGGCGCGATACCCGTTTCCAAACTGATCCGTGCGATCAAGTAAGTAAACGAGTCACGCCCTACGCTTCCGGGTCATCATCCAGAACTTCAACCTTTTTAAGTGTTTTTAAAAATTCTGCACCGAACATTGGCACGGTTTCGCCTGCAGCTTTTAAACACTCCCACGCTAACCAATAGACCATGGTCTGCATCTCATCATCTCGAAAGGCTTTATGAAAACCTTTTTTATAATTCAATTCAAACGCATATTCAATGGATGGCGTGATCTGATGCTCAGATACATTTCCATCTACTTTTGTTACTTTTAACTTTGCCATCTTTTAGCCCCTATTCTTTTTGATTATGAAGTGGTAATTACGATTGGTGAATTACAAGTAAATGTAATTGATTGTGTAGCAATATCGCCTACTGCGCCGTTAATATCTGTAGTGTTATTAACTAGGATTGTAGTGCTGTATAACGGGTTAGTAGCTGATACCGCTGCGCTTGTCTGCTTTAGCGTAATAGGTACTGTTGTACCCCATGCAGCCTGAAGGGTTGCGTTTACGTTTGCTGCAGCTGTGTCGCTTAGGAAGTCCAGCGTAATTGTAGAAGCTTCCAAACCCTTTACAAATTTGTGGCTGGTATCAGACATGGCTGTGACTTCGAGTTCATCGAATACACGGTTGATAGTTGCCGATGTAACGTGATCAGTAAGTATTACTGAGTTAAGAGTTACAACGACTGTATTATTTAAATATACGGCCATTTGTTTATTCCTCGATCTGCTCGGTTACGGGTGCTTTGGTCTTTGTTTCTTTTACTGGTGGTGCTTCGATTTGCCCGATCTTAATCAAGAAGGCAATATCCTCATCTGTGTATGACATGGTTTTAACTCCAGCTCGTTAGTATGGATATATTAAATTCGGCGGTTAATAGATCGCCACTATCAGCATTTAATACACCGGGCGCGCTAACGCTGGTTATATTAAATACAAGGTTAGATGCAGCTAGTTTTGTGTAGGCCGCAACAATAAAATCCTCAATGCCTTGCAAGTTACCTTGGTTATCAAACATAGGTACGGTTAGCAAAATCTTAAAATTAGCCATAGGCGAAATAGTTATATAGCTGTTATTGCTTGGCGTTAAATATGGGTCTGCCGGAATTACCACACAGCTGTTTGCGAGTATTGTCGCTGGCGGGTAGGCAAAAACCGACCATACGCCGTTATTGGTTAAAGCCGTTGCGATGGTGCTACGCAGCGTGGTAATAGCAGCGGTAGGCATTTACCCCACCATGCTATTCGGATTGATGTACGGGGCTAGCAGGCCTCTAATTTTGCCTATCATGCTGTTACCCATGCGGTAAGGCGATGGGCTAAAGCCATCTAGCCCTACGCCCCCGGTCTGACTGACCTGCCTAGCCTGCCAAATATCAACGGCCAAGATCATGGCACTTTCGCGAACGCTTGGCGTATTTGCGTAGGTGGCTGTCTTTGTATCCTCGCCTGTGGCTGAGCCATAAGGCAATACACGGCGGAAATTCTGATTAGCTGCAGTCTTAGCATATTGAATAAAACTATAACCCTGTGGGTATTGGAAATAGTTAAGCTGCAGATTAAACGCAGGCAAAATATTAGCTGTACCTGTTGAAAATGGAACTGTGCCGGTAATGGTGTAAGTGCCGTTAAAAGTTGATCCAGCCCCGGCGATCGTTACCGATTCTCCTGCGGTAAAGATGCCGGGGTTGGCGATCATTACGGTTGCAACGTTATTTACCAATGCAGTTCCCACGACTGGCGCAGAATCAAACCAAAGGAAACTGTTAATTTGATCCTGAGCAGATTGGCAAACTTCCTCGACCGTACTATCTGAGTAAAGAGTACCGATACCGAGATTTGTGCGTAGCTCGGCGACTGTTACATATGTAGCTGCCATTATCGGTACTCCTTACTTAGTAGGGGTCGGTAGGGCAAAGGGCTAATGCCCTACCGACTATTAGGGTTTTATCAGGTTAAGTTATAGCGAACTAGACCCTTAGGCATCTTTACGATTGTTGCCATAAAGCCGTAGATCGCGATCTGGATTTGTAGATTTGAAACTACGTTTACTGACATGTAAGCCTGTGGGCTGCGGTAAACGGTCATAGCTTCTGGTGCAACGATGAACGCTGAATCGTCAATCGTTGTTGAAACCATCTGGTGATCTACATATAGATCGAGGCCAAGTACGTTGCCGCGGATAGATGTAGGTGTTGATAGGCCGCCTGAGTTCATTGGCTGCGCCGCATTGTAAATTGGGCGACCTGTTGAATCTGTAGCACCCATTAGTAGTGACCATTGTGAAGGGCCAGCTACATAGTTCTTAGCAAAGTAGCTTGTGTTTTTGTAAACGTTAGCTGACTCTGTTGAAACGTAAGAGATGATGCCAGCAGATGTAGCTGCTACTGCAGTACCTTGTACGCCGCCTGCTACTACGTCTGCGATTACTGCAGCATCGGTAGCAAGTGAGTATGCGCGCTGTAATTGGTTTGTTAGTTCAGCATAGAAATTTGGGTCTGAACGTTCTAGCAGTTCAACGCTTAGTGTGTTCATACCTGAGTACTTTTTAACTGTACCTGTTAGGTATTCAGTAACCATACCTGTGTTTTGTACTGCGCCTGCTTCAGCTTCAACTGTTACTACAGGTGCTACGCCATTTTGGCCGCCTGCAGATGTAACCAAAGATGGGATAGAAATAGTCATACCGCTATTTGGCAAAACGCCTTGTGATAGTGCATTAATCATTGGTGTATCAAAGTTTGTGTTAGATACAAACTCAGATAAGTACTGGGTTGGATTAAATGCAGGGTTAGTAGTAAATGAATCATCTGCAGCTGTTACATAAAGAATTGAATCGCGGTCGCCCATGGCTGCCTTGATCTTATGCTCTGTGTACTTCGCCATTGATGTAATCGGTGTGCGAACTGTCTGGCTATCTAAAACGGATGGGCGAATAATTGGGCGAGATGCTTCAACTGGTGCAGCAGCCTCGGTTACTTTTTCTGCCGGTACATCCGGTGTATCAATAGGGGCTGTAGTCACAGCTTCCTCGCTTTCATTTTCGGTTTCGGTTTCGATCTCTACGATTGTCGTATTGATCGTTGTGGTTTTCATGCTGTTACTCGTTGCTGCCTCTAGTGCAGCCTTAGCAGCTGCAATATCAGTAACCGCCGCTGAATCAAAGGCAGCCGTTTCGACCAGGCTAACTTCTTTCAGGACTGCAGCGGTAACTAACAGGTAACCCTTCATTGGCTTAGATGCAGACACATCTACACCTACGGATAAGCCACTTACTAGGTTTTCCTGAGCAAGTACAAGCGCATCCTGTCCTCGGGTGCTACTTGAAATTTTGAAAGATGCATAAATGCCATCTGTAGCATCGCTAAAGTTTGTAGCACGGCCTACTGGCTTAGTGCTGTCATGCTGCATTAGCAATTTGATTTTAGATGCATCGGGAATTGAAATTGATCCGCGTTCAAATACAACTGGGCCAGCAGATGTATAACCGACTTCTCCGTATGGCGCGATCTTTCCAGAAATAATGCGGCGATCTGTATCAGCCGCCTCGATTGAATTACTAAACGTTAGCTGCAACATTTGCTGTATCTCCTGATCCATTTGGCGTTAGCTGTTCCATCTCCTGAGCTTGCGATACATCTATTAAGCCAAGATTTAACATCTTTTCGATTGCATCTAAACGCGCCATAGTGTCTGCGCGTAAGAAAGTTTCATCTACTGCAAAGCGCACACGATTGCCATGCGCTGTTAGATCATCCATGCTTAGGCGGTTTTCGATTGCGCTAATAAATGGCTGTAATGAGTAAGCCACAAATTCTTTACGGCCATCTAAAATATTTTGATATGTCATGCTGTTATTCATATCTGCAGAAATATAATATGCAGGTACGTTCATTAAACGCGCGATTTCAGTAGCAAGGTATTGGCTACTTTCGTTATAAGTCATATCTTTAGGGCTAAAGCCAATATTTTGCGCCTCTAAAGTGCTAGTTAAATATGCGGTACTACGATTTTGTCGCGCTGATTTCCATGCAGCTAATAAACCTTGTACTTGTGCCTCTGGTAAATCTGCACCTGTATTTTTTAAGATTGTAGTAGCCATTGGGGTAGCAGCTGCAACGGCTGCGGCTTTCTGAATATCTAGCGCAGCTTGAATAGTACGGCCGCCTGTTTGTAATACTCCAGGCAATAGAGATTGGAAAGTAACTAGCGAACCAATACCATCCATAGGTACTTGTACGCCATTGACTGCATAATATTGAACTTCATCGCCGTATTTATTTGTAGTTACGGTAACGCGTGTATTTGGTACAAACTCAAAACCCGATGGGCGATTATCATCGGCATATAAAGATGTAACACGCCAATAGGCAACGCCGTAAAATAAAAGCGCATCTACTGTATAAGCGATTGTCACGCTTAGCGGTTGTCGAATATCTGGTTGATCTAGCCATACCGGGCTTTCTAGTTTTTTACCTGTAGATTTTTTATACAAACCTAAATCAATACTAGAGATAACGCCTGCAATTAAATTGCGGCAACGGCTAACGCTAGGTACTTGTAAAGCAAGATTGCGATCTAGCGGTACGCCATAACCGTAGTTAGATAGGCCGCTGTTATAGCTGTACATGCCAGCACCGTAGGTACTGTCCATAATGGCAGGCGCATACTGGGCAGTTATTTCTGCCTTACCCTTAAAGCCTAAAGTTTCCAGTAATCCCATAAGGGCGATTTTCTCAAAATGTCAAGCATATTACCGATTGTGCGCGGCGTGTCGCTAGGCGTATATCTTGGCTTCCTGCATTGGCTTAGATAAGTGCATAACTAGCATGGCTGCTGAAATTGGGGCGGCTACGCTGCCGCTTGAACGTTTACGGATAATTCTCCACGCCTGGTCATTGGATTTTGCAGCTACGTTATCCATGGATTCGTTTAGGAATTCCTGATTGCCATGTACTACCCGTTTGTTATCTATGTAATCTTTAAAAGTCGAGCAAGCGGTATAGAACTGCGAACCTGAGCAGTCCTCTACCTTCACACCTGATACATGTAGGCGGTCGGCAATAGCCTGCCCGGTATATTTATCAAATAGCACCTGTTTAGGCATCCACTCATCGCAATAAGCCTTAATATCTACAGCGATTTTCAGCTCATCAATAGCGCGATCAGATTCCCACGTTTTAACCAAGCTGATACCTATACGGCCATCGGGCAATATAGCCCCAGCCATTAGAGCTGCGTGGCGTTTGGCATGTGGCTCAATATCAAATGCAAACATCGAATACATGCCAGGCGATATGACCAGATTAGGATCGGCGCACTCTTCCCAGCTGCCAGGTGTCCATGGTGATAAATCCGTGCCAACCCATTTGCATAAGTTCTCGGTCATTACCGCGCTGTAATCGGATGTAGCGACTATCTCTTCCATGGCCGATTCAGTAATCAGCAAGCCTAATGACGGGTTGGCCATCGCCCAGGCTGATCTATCCCATATATCGCAGCCATCGTGCGCGCTGTATTCGTAATAGCCCACCGATACCGGCGGCTTATTTAGCGATCTTTCGCGCATATCATTTAAGACGTGGCTATCTTTAAAGCCAGCATTGGATGTATAGAACCGCTGCGAATTAGGGCGCGTTAGGGTCGTACTCTTTACCGCATCTAAAGCCTCTGTACCGACATGGCGCAATTCATCAATCCATACGCAATCAGCTGTAAGGCCGCGGCTAGAGTCTGCAGTCGCAGCTACTACGCGAACTTCCGCGCCTGATTCTAGGATGATTCGATTATTGCCATTAGTGCGCTTGTAGGCTTTCTCAATATTGCCGCCTTTTACCTGGCTGCGTAGGAACTCATTACGGTCAATAATCCCAGCCATGATTTCCAGCGACTTCGATGCCATAAGCATCTGCGAACTCATAATAAGAATATTCATCTCACCGAAATAAAACAGCCCAGCTAGTACGCGCATACGCAGTACATGGCTTTTACCTGATTGGCGACTGCAAACTAACAAGCTAGATTTTTTTACAAACATCCCATTTTCATCTACGGCGCACATATCTCGCAGGATCACAATTTGCCACTCCAATAGGGGCTGCCCGATTCTTTCTGCAAGCTCGATTATGGCATCTACCTTAGATTCGCCTTTGACCCATGGCGTATGCAGGCGAGGCATCACAGCCCCTGTAAGGATCGGTTTATTTTCTACAAGTTCTAGGGTCATTTTCTAGAGATTACCAGTCATCGGGCCTTTGTGAACCGTTTCGGTCATGTTCGGGGATAAACAGGACGAAAAGGCAGGGGGGGTAGCCGCTTGTGCTAAAAAAACAGCATGATTACGAGAACCACGCTTGCTATTGCATCTACTACAGCAGGCAACCATGTTGTTAGGATCGTAAGCCTCAGCCTCGGTTGATCGAGATACCGGGATTATGTGATCTACTGTATGAGCAGGCGACTGGCAGTAATAGCAAATGTATTGATCTCTAGCCAAGACTGTAAGCCTGATCGCCTTGTACTTACGCTGACTGCGTGGGTCACCGCGCTTAGCCATTAGTAATGCCCTGTCTTTAGATGATAAGCCAACGCCTTGCACGGTGTGCCATACCTATGGGCTATGTACTTTAAGCCTGCATCTATTTGTTTGTATGGGTCTTTAGTCTTTAGCTTTAATAACTGTGGTATTCCATAAGCTGTACTGTGTTTGTTATCAGCCCGGTAATCCCACTGTGACTCTAAATGCCAAAGCTTCTCTAGACATAGGTATTGCCTATGGTTAGTTAGTTTGATATGACTATAGAGTTTATATTTTTCTTTCTCTATATCATTATTATTAATAGCATAAGCATTATTAATAGATGCTATTACAAGACTAGATGGTAGCACATACCACCAAATCCATTTTAATTTA